TTTTGTTTCTGTCATAGCCTGCATTTGTGAGCTTCTCGCAAGCCTTTTTGAACGTTGGCAAAGCACCATCCGTGTCACAGGCAAGCCAAAGCTCTGCGATTCTCAACGATTGGATGTTGCTGATAAAGTGGTCATCAATAAGGTCTGGTTCAAGCCCCCCCCGGAAGCAGATGCCGTGCTGTGTGCGGAGCATATCAAAGACCTTGTCTTTGTGCTGTCTGGAGCATTGCAGGAAGTTGTTGTCTTGGATAACGTTGCCATCATAGATCGGAAGCTCCCGGAGCGTTCCCTCTAACCTCCGAACTCCGCACCACCGACAATTGTTGTTGCACCCACGGCTTGTGAAGATGATGTTTTTCTTGATGTACATACCGGGAACAAAATAATCAACGGGTGAGTGGTAGGCTACACCGCCGACCTTTACAGGCTTGTCCGTAACCCCCTCCCATTGGTAAGCCAGTTCTTCTGCTTCGTCCATGTCCCATGTGAACGTGCATGAGATATGCACCTCATCGTGTTCCGGGATCATAAACCGCATGGGTGGCATTCCAACAAAAGCAAGTGCATCGTCCGGGGTGTAGCTTGTGCGTTTTGGGAATACCCTCAAGATGTTCATTGGCTTGCCTCCCATTCACGATATAGTTTAATCCAGTCATCGAGCGGTTGGATGACCACCCACTCACAGTCGTTTTTCCGATGCACCACTATTGGCATCTTGTCCCCGGCATCACCTTTGGCTTGGCTCAGAGCATCCCACAACCGAAACGCTTCTGTTCTCTTTACCTCAATGTGTATGCCGGGAAGCCCTACCACGTCCGGGGAATCCTTGCCACCCCGGTACTGTACCCCTCGGTGAGCATCGTACCCGTAGGAGCGGAGGAGCGAAGCGACCTCCCGTTCGCCCCTCTTGCCCTTTTCTCTTGAAGGTTTACCCATTCGCCCTCCTTTGCTCAATGCGTTTCATGGACTCCTCCACACGCTTGCGAAGCTCTTCGCCCGGATCACTCTCAGACAGATAGATAGGATTATTATTTTCTTTCTCTATTTCTGTATCTGTATCTAACTCTTTCTCTTTCTCTATCTCTCCGTAACGATGTTCGCACAATGTTCGCACATTGTTCTCCGGGATTTCTTTTGCCTTTTTCCGGGCTTCTCGCATCCTCTGAGCGGATGACGTTTCCGACCCGGTATTGGCAACGGAGAATGGAAAGAAGAATGTCTTCTGGTCGTTTGTCTCAGCCAGACCGCAGGAGAGCAGATACATGAGCGTGACACGGACATCGTCTGGTTCTTCGTCTATGTCGATTGCAAGCTCGTCCACAAAGTCAGTCCCAAGCCCCCGGTACTGGAGAACGCCGTCCGTCTTCATGGCTTTCAGCTGCATCTTCAGATAGATGATGACGTATGTGTCACCGCCAGCCATCTTCCGAAGCTTCTTGATGCGGAAAGAACCGAAGAAGTCATCGTATAGGCGAAGCCAGAAATAACGCTTTTCTTCTGCCATAGTCAGAATGGTAACGGGGTGTCATCGTCCATCTCGGAGAACTGACCACCCGGCTCAAGGTCACGGGCGTTGGCAACCTTGACCTTGCCCATCGTGAACTTGGCACTTCTGACAGTCACCTTCATGCCGAAGACCTTCTTGCCGTCCTTCTCATAGGAGTTGTCTGCCAGCTCACCGACCACCTCAATGGGGTCACCCTTCTGGAAGTAGCGGTCAATAAACTCCGCTGTGCCGTTCCACGCTTCGCACGGGACGAAAACAGTCTTGTCCTTGGAGTAGTCCACCGCCAGAGAGAAACGCACCACAGCCTTGTCAGATTTCGTCTGACGCAGCTCTGGATCACGGGCGAAACGCCCGGAAAGAATAACCTCGTTCATTAAAAGTCCTCCTTGTGATAGATCAGTTTTTCTTCATCCCATCCGGGGTGCCATTGTTTTAGATATTCCGAAAATGCCATTTTCATTTTTTCACGCTGTTCCCGTGTGCCGTGGTCATAAATGTCATGATGCGGTCGGCACAGCGTCAGCACGTTCTCCGGGATGCCAAGCCCTCCTTTGCTACGGGGTATGTAGTGCGCTTCCGGGAGAGCTGGATATCCAGACCAATGCTGTGTCAGTCTGCACCATACGCACCTTCCTGCGTCACGACACCACACCCGGTTTTTGACCTCTTCCGGGATTGCAAGGGCTTTCGCCCGTTTACTGGAGCGGTATTTCAATCTTTCCCCTCCGAAATCCAGATAGAATCAAGAATCCCAATGTCAACCATGGCAATGAGTTGATTGCCGTTGTAGACGAAAATCAGACTTTCTTCCCGTTCCAGACGGTCAGCCGGGAGATTGATGTAACCGCCTTTGAAGTTGGCTATGCACCGCTTCATGCGTTCCTCCATTCCCGGTCTATCTGGTCACGCAAGACCTCAATTTGCTTGCGGTAGACCAGAAGAGCGTCTTGTGCAGTTTCGTATAGAACTTTGGACAAGTCCCGTTCAAGTGCCAGCTTTGCAACCTCCGGCGAACCCCGTGCCTTGGCTTCAATGGTGGTCTGCTTTGCCCCATCCGCTTCAAGTGTGGCAATCTTGGAAGCAAGTGCGACCTTGTAATCGTGTTCGGCGTTGGCGTAGGCAACACCACGGGTCTTGCACTCTTTGAGGGCGGTTTCTTAAAGTTCAGCCCTCCTCCAGACTTCAGAGATAGGGTCAACCATTGGCTTTCCTCTGACAGGCACGGCACAGCGGTCTGCCGTACTTCTTCACGGAGAAGTCGTGTTCTGCGTCCGTGATCTGGGAGCCACAGTCGGCACAAGTGGGGGAGAAGTCCACCACTTTCCCCTTGGTCATGAACGACCCACCGCCCTTTTTCGGCTCTCGGTCAATGGGGCTGTCCACGATGCGCTCACCCTCGTCCAGTTCGTCAGCTGCGAACTGCGTTCCGAAGCCCAACATGGCAAGCGCACGACCGACCGCTTTCGTCTCGGCTTTCTCCAGATAATCGCCGAAGTCCTTGGCACTCTCAGAGCCATGCCCGGTGCTGATGACTTCGCCCTTCTCGTTTGTGATGGTCGCACGGAACACCGCCCAGTTTTCGCCATGCTCCAGAAGCTCGGTCTTGATGCCCCAAGAGGAGCCGCACCCGTTTTCCGGGTCACGAAACCAGACCAACCGCCAAGCAACTTGCAAGTAGTCCTTGCCTTTGAGCTTCATCATGTGTTCGTTGGGGTTAAACATCCCAGTCACCTCCGTTCCGCTCCGGGTCAAGACCGATGTCCCAGAACGCTTTTTCACGCTCCTGCGCTTCTTCCCGGTTCAGCTTCTGGGCATCGTCCTTGTAGTAGCGAATGCAGTCGAACTCAATGCCGTCATAGCGGAAAATCCTCCGCACTCCGTCCTTCTCGACAAGCTCCTGCTCTTCCCATCCGAAGGGAAACAGCTTGTCGAAGGTGTCCCGTTCCAGCAGGACGCTTCCCCCGGCAATCCCGGAAACGTTCAGGACTCCTTCAGCTTTGTTAAGCTGTCGGACTTCTTGGCAAAGAGTTGCCAGTTGCCATACTTGAACCATATTGACCTCCTTATACTTTTGTGCTAATCTGGAGGACGGGATTAGTGTCAACTTTCCCGTCTTCCTGCCGTCCTTCGGTCTTGCACACCGGGGACGGCTCTTTTTTGTACTCTGCCCAGCTGACCGACCCGTTGTGCCGGGTGATGGTCACGATGTTGTGACCCTTCCTCCGTAGGTCGGCGATCCGGGACGCTAACCGCATGATGCGGTACTCCTGCATGGCTTCCCATGCTGTGATTGAGCCGAACCGCTCCAGATGGGTAAGGACTTGCGCTTCTTGTGTCATGTGTACCTCCTAATCTTTCGTTATTCGTCTGTAGTCCCGGCGAAGCGTAGGCTTCCGGGATTTTTGGCGGTGGGGTAGGGTATCTATATGCCCCCATGCCTAAAAATTTTTTCTCTCGACTCCTTCTTCGGAGATTTTGGCAAAGTTGCGTTTCATGCGTTCCCGTGCTTCCTGCTTCTGCTCATCCGTCAGTTCCCGTTTCTGGATGTTGGGGTTTTTCCCAAAGCGGTAGGGAAACAGGGAGCAGTCTGTGCATGGGCAAAGGGCTACCTCGTTCGGATTGCCACAACAGCAGTCAAGGCACTTTGCCCGGATAGCCTTGATTGGTGTCATTTGTTCCTCCTGTCTACGCTGTTCCGATAGATGATCTGGTCAGCGATCAAGCCCATCAGCTTGTCGAACTTTCTCGCCTTGTCGAATGCAACCAGCTCGGCGTGCCAGTCCAGATACTCCCGGCAGTAGTCGTGGCACGTTGCCTTTCTGTACGGGCAATTAAAGCAAGGACTGCTCTTCACTTTTCGTCACCTCCCATCCGTCCGCTTCCAGAGCGGATATAAGTGCTTTGATGATGCTCATCGCAACCCCTCCCGTGCGATGACCTCGTCCACAGTCAGACGCAGAACGTTCGCCAGAGCCAAGGCGAAGGGAAGGGTCATCTTCTGCTGGCGTTTCCCATGTTCCACCAAGCAGTAGCTTGCCGGGGAGATGCCAAGGGCTTCGGCTACCTCGCAGCTCTTCAGCCCAAGCTCCGTCCGTCTCTGGGCTAACCAGTAACGCTTCAAGTTTTCACCTCCTAACCAAGTCATAGTTGCATTGCATCTTATGCTCGATGTAAATCCGGGTTTCCAGCGTTTCTTTGCTGAACTCGTCAAACGGCTTCGCCCCGGCTTTCATCTTCGTGAACCTCAGACCCTTGTCCGGGTTACCGCCACAAATCCATCCGTAGTGATTTACCCAGATTTTCATATCAAGCACTCCTTTCAGCCCCTCGCACTTCTTCCCGGCAGACTTGGGACTGCCCGTTGGTGGTTTAGCTGTGCCGGGGTTAACCGCCCCGGCTCGGTGTTTACCAGTCAAGAGGAAGGTCGGAGTACGCTTCCCGGTTGTACTGGCGAAGGGTCTTGTATTCGTCCTGTGTGATGATGTTGGCATCTCTCCACGCTTTGATGTCTGTCACGTTCTGGTCGAAGCCACGTTCTGCTCCAAGTACCCGGAACGCCCGGTCGATTTCGTGCATATAGATTTCCATGTTCGCCATTTGTGTTTCCTCCTTGGATTGTGAATTGGATTTACGTTTCATGATGCTATAATAACTCCAATTCGCAATATGTAAATAGATTATGACGAAAACGTAATAATTTGTAAATCCTCTTTACTTTTCATTTCGCAAAGCGTATTATCGTAGTGGGGTGATAATAATGAAAACATTCATAAAACGTGAACGGGAAAAGCGTGGCATTTACCAGAAAGATTTGGCGGTGGAGTTGAACATCGCCCCGGCAACAATGGCAACCTATGAGAACACCGACCGTGACCCTCCGCTTGACATTCTGTGCCAGATCGCAGACCGCTTTGATGTGTCTCTGGATGTCCTTGTCCGGGGAAAAGAAAAAGACCGCTCTAAAGAGCGGTCAATGGATTTTGCTATGAGTCGTTATGAGAAGTATTCTCCTGCGGAGCTGGATGAGCTTTCATCTCTAATACAATATCTAAGATATCGAAAAGTTCGTGAACTGTCTGAGGGTCAAGGCTCAAAAGATACTCCTTGATTTCTTCACTGGTCAATATTACCACCTCCATGATTGGAGACTACCACACCATGTGTCCGTTCTAAAGGACTGTCATAAAGTTTTTAGCTTAATAGGAGAAATTATGCGTGTAGCGTTGTACGCCCGTGTCTCGACAGAAGAACAAGCATTACACGGGCTTTCTATTGATGCCCAACTGTCTGCCCTCCGGGAAGCGTACCCCAACGGGGTGGAATATGTCGATTTGGGGATTTCTGCCCGGAAGCCCATCTTGAAGCGTCCAGAGCTTCAGCGTCTCCTTCACGATGTGGAACAGGGCAAAATCGACCTAATTTGCTTTTGTAAACTCGACCGCTGGACTCGGAACATCCGGGAGTATTACAAAGCGCAGGACGTTCTGGACGCTCACAACGTGCCGTGGAGGGCGTTACACGAAGACTATGAAACCCAGACCGCAGCTGGTCGGCTGAAAGTGAACATTATGTTGGCGGTCGCACAGGACGAAGCCGACAGGACTTCCGAACGCATCAAGGCTGTGTTTGAGGACAAGCGGAGGAAGGGACTTGTGCCGACCGGGTCAGTTCCCCTTGGCGTGATGCTGGAGAACGGGAAGTATGCCCCTTCAGAAGACGCAGACCGGGCACGGGAGCTTTTTCAGACGTTCCTGCTCACCCGTTCCGTGACGGAGACAGCGAAGCGGTATGGATGGTCTGGAAATGGTGTCCGCTACGCCCTCAGAAATCGTCTGTATGCCGATTTGGGCATCGTTGATGCACAGACATGGGAAACCGCTCAAAACGTCCTACAGAGCCGTTCACAGCGTCATGTGAGGACTGACAGGGTCTATCTGTTCTCCGGGCTGATAATCTGCCCGGAATGCGGCTCCCGGATGACGTGCGTCCGGGTGAGTGGTCACACCTATTACAGATGTCCCCGGCACTACGATGGGGGTTGCCCCGGATGCCATGTGTCCGAACTGAAGCTGGAGCGGTATCTTCTGGATCATCTGCTCACGGGCGTTGATGACATCAATCTGAAGCTGAAGAAGAAGCGCAAGAAGACAGTTGACGTGGCACAGCTGCGGAAGCGGATGGACAAGCTCACCGACCTTTACATGAACGACCTCATCAGCCGGGAGAAGTACGCCGATGAATACAAAAGTATTCAGACCGCCATTGAGGAAGCCGAACGGGAGCAGAAGCCAGTTGACCGGGCAGAAATAAAAGACGCTCTGAGTGGCTACAAACTGCTCACAGCCAACGGAAAGCGTGTCTTCTGGCAGACGTTGATAAAATCCATCACACCCACCGAAGAGGGCTTCGATTTTGCCCTAAATTATACATAAAGTAATATGACTGATGTAATCTTGCCTTTTGTATAAATGGGCATAAATCGGAAATCGTGAATTAGGGAACATTTTAAGGGGGTAAAAGTGTGTATTTTCACCAGAAGTTACACCTTTACTGCATTTCGTGGAGATGATTACACGTTTACACTCATGAACTAAAGAAATCGCGTTTTATTCTTCAGACGTATATTTACCCTCTGAAAACAAAACGCTCTCTCAACGCATTCTGGTGCGTCTGGTGGCAAATAAAAAAAGACCCCTCCCAGATAATGGGAAGGGTCTTTTTTACTCTCGTTTGAGTTCGTCTATACGTTTGTGGGCTTGCTTGGTGCTTTCTTCAACAGCGGTCAGACGGGTGATAAACTCTATGTTTGTCTTTCGCTGTTCTTTCTGTTCGGACTTGATTTCATCGACCCCGGCTTTGATGTATCCAAGGTCTGACAGGACAGTTCCGCTCTCTCTGCCCTGTTGGTTGTCATCCTGCTTCTTGTTCCGAAACAAGGTCACCAAGCCGAACACAATCCCGGCAATGCCGCCAACGATGGCAACGATTGTTCCCGTAGTCATCTCACATCGTCACCACCATTTCTTTTTTGTATGCGCTCAAGTGGATGGTCTGCAAAGCGTGCGAAGTGGGCTGTAGCATCTTTTGTATGGCATAGTCTCCATAGTTCAGCCAAGACGTGGCAACGACCACCTTGAAGGGCTTGACGGAGACAAAGTTGTTTCTGGGGTCTACCACGATTTTCCCCGGCTGTGAAATCATGGGCTTATGCGAGTGACCGACAACCAGACAGTCCACCCCGTCCAGAGCGTAGCCCATGCGCTCATTGCGGTTGATGACACCGCCCGGAAGCATACCGCCCCCGGCTCCGTGCGTGATACAGAACGTGTAAGAAGGGCGTTGCTTGCTGTCGAGCTTGTTTCCAATATCGACCGCACCAAGCTGCACCTTCAGAAATGCCATGTTCTCCCGGTGCAGCTGTTCAAGGTCAAGCTTTGCCATGATGTCATACATTGGGTCATCGTCAACGTCCCGGTTTCGCCGTTCATGGTTACCAGACACGGAGCAAAGTATCCTGTCCCGGATAGGCTCAAGAATTTTCGCCATTTCTTTTTTCTGGGATGATGGCATCATCGTTGCACGGAAGACGTTTGTCACGCTGTTCCTTGTTCCGTTGTCGATAAGGTCACCGCCAAGAATGACATAAACGTTCGGCTTGTCCTTGATGCTGTTCACGAAGTCGATGAAATCCTGCTCCCGGCACTCCCGTGAGCCAAGATGCACGTCATAGATGGGGACGATTGTTATATCGTCCTTGCCGGGGATTTGATGCACAATCATTTCAAAGTCATTTATCATCGTGCATCCTCCAGAAGTTTGTCCACCACTTCGCCGATGGTCATGTTATTACCGCTTGCCATGATATTCAGCAAGGTAAAGGTATCCTCATCGACTGTGATGGTGATGGTCTTCTTTTTGCTGAGTCCGGGGATAATTAGCTCCTGTCCGGGGAAAATCATACTGTCCGTCAGATGGTTGGCGGTCATGATGAGGATGTAGCTTGCCCCGTTGCCCAGAAACCGCTCAGCGATGCCCCAGAGCGTGTCTCCCTTCTGTACGATGTAAGTGCCACCGCCAGACGGAGAAGGCTGTGGTGTAGGTTCTTCCCGGACATAGCGGAGAACGTAGTCCCAACCGCCCGGATTATAGTTGAAGTACGGAGCTATGCAGATTTCTCGCCCGGTCTGGTCTCCCGGCTGTCCTCCTGTCGCTCCTCCGTGTTCGTTCCCGGTGGCGTGGACGATTTGCCCGTTTCCGATGTACATGGCGGTATGGTTCTGCTCGTTGAGAAGCACGTCCCCCGGCTGAAGGTTTGCACCCGTCCGAAGGTCAACGTTGACAGGAATCGCAAAGCCGTTCCGAAGCATATCCGACCTCATGTTCCCGGTGTAAGTGCAAGTCAACGGCACTCCTGCCTTTTTGTAGGCTGTGATGACCAGACTGGAGCAGTCATAATCCGGGTTTCCCCAGCGTGAGCCTTGGTCGTAGCCGTGTGAATCGTCCCGTGCCACGTCCAGCATGAACTGCACGGCTTTTTCTGGAATGGTCATATAAATACCCTCCTAAAGAGAAAAGCCCCCAGAAACGCTCTGAGGGCTTTGTAGTCACTTACCGTTGTACTGGGCGGTGCTGATGCAGAGAATAGCACCCAAGAACGTGCAGATGACTGTGATGGTTGCCGGGATTTCGGCACTGTACGGAAGCTGCCAAATCTGGCTGAGTCCCGTGTACAAAGCACCGATAGCCGGGAGAACGATGATGGTCAGATACTTGAGAATGTCATAGGCTTTGTTGCTCAAAGGTTTCATGCTTTTACTCCTTTCTCCACCCGGCAGGATAAGCTTCCGGGCTGTAAACGTTGCCGTCAATGAGACTTTCATAGATAGGGTCATCTGCACCCGGGTAATGAACTCTGTCACCGATGTTATAGGCATCGTGCGCCCCGGTGGGCTGTGACCAGATGGGGATGTCATCCGTGGCAAGACCGATGGCAGACCACAAAGCAGGAGTAACGGCTGGTGTCCAATCATCCTGCGAAGTATGGGCTTGCACGCACCGATACAACTGAGGGTCACCGACTTCGTTCGTGCCGTATGTCACCATCTCGTTGACCTTGTACGCCACGCCAGACTGCCAAGCAGGATATACTGTCGCAATCTCCACAGCTTCATCGTCCGTCAAGGTCTGGGCGAACATCTGGAGCGCACGCCGAAGCTGTTCAGCGGCTTGGAGTTTATTCATCGTCAGTCACCCCCAAAAGAGCATTGAGAATGTCCTCCGCTGTCGGTTCTGGTTCGGGCGGTTTCGGCTTCGGCAGAGGGTCATTCACGAACTCGTTGTCCACGAACAGCCAGTCGTTGATGTCCCCCTCAGGGAGCGTGTCCACACGGGGAAGGTCTGCCGGGGTAGACGGCAGAACAACGCAAGCGGAGAGGATGCGGTTGTCGATGGAAAGGTTAAGAGCGTATTTCATGCCGTTTGTACCCCCTTGATGCCGTAAATTCGATAGGGAATAACAACATCATTTGTGGCTTGTGTGTTACCGGAATACCCTTGACTAACAGAAAGCCCGCCGCCAGCTATCCAATCAGCGTTTCGGGTAGAAACTTGGTTGTACTGCCCGACAGTGCCATCCAGAACAACGCCATGACCGTTTAGAAATACCATGCTTTTCAACCAGTCCACAGTTGTTGCATAGAGCACAAAGCAGATGTACATATCATACGAGCCGTCAAAAATAATGTTTTGGGCCGCAAAGTTGCTTCTTGGGCTTGCGTTCGTCCACAAAAGCTCCCACTTGCTCATAGCCCCCACTTCGTCAGCGGTGGGCATGGCGTGAACATGGTCGGCACGGGAGACGTTCGTGGAAGTGCCGGGAGTGGCTGTCCCCAACGGCTGGGGATTATCGTCCGACAGGGATGCGGACGGGATAGTTACCGCCCCGGTCATTCCGTTCACGCTCTGGACGGGAGCCGCCGCCGACGCTCCAGAAGCGTTAACGAACCCGGCATCGTTTGTCAGTTCGGACGTTGTGGTGTTCGCCTTGAACAGAGCGAGGAGGCGTTGCCACGTCACCTTGAAAAGGTTTTGCCCTTGTTCCGTGACAGTCTCGTCCGAAAGAGACGGAGTTCCCACGGAGGGGAGCTGGTCAATAATCATGGCTTATCCCTCCAGAGCGTCAACAAAGTCCTGTGCATCCGACAGCACAGCGTTCGCATGGGATTTGGTCGTCTTGTCCGTAAGCACCCGGTCGAGCCGTTTGTTGTCGGAGATGACCTTGCCCGTGGTTTCGTCAATCTCCGAATAGGTCAGAGAGAGCCGAAGCCCTACCGCATCCGGGAACACAGTTGCGCTTGTTACAGTTCTAATCATGCCGAAAGTCTCCCTTCTTTGAGTTCTTCAAGATAGGTTATTGCAAGACCGCCAAAGTCTGTCTTGGGCGGTGTATATGGTTCTTCGTGCTTTTCAAGGCGAAGCTGGTCAAAGTCCTTCTGTTTCGCTTTCATTTCCCAACCGAATGCCAGACCGGGAGTGCCTTTCACAATGAAGTACCACGGTTTCCGCTCAAAGACGAAAGCGTCCCCTTCTCCGTACTTCTGGAGAAAAACTTGGTAGTTGGTCGTGGTGATGGTTTCGGAAAATTTGGGGTCGATGGGGATGAACGCAAGCCCGTCTTCTCCGATTTTGCCCTCGCCCACGTCTCCGAACAGTGGGGACGGTGTTTCGTAGCAGTACAAACGCCGCTCTCCATAGTCTTCCGTTTCCGCAATTCTCGACTTTGTCCCTGAAACGTAGAAAGACCCATAGACCGAAGCCGCCCCGTTTGCGGCATCTGCTCCGAAAAACTGGTTGCCCGATGACCTGTCAATAAAAAACCCATCGTATCGGAGTTCGGCACTATAGGTCGATGAACTGCTCCCGGACGGGAAGAATGCGGCATAAAGCGAACCGGGGAAAATGCTCAACCGCCGTGTCCCTGTGCTGTCATCACCTTCTGATACAAACGTCCCCACCCAACCAACGCCGCTCTGCACCGCCAGCCCGTTGAACAACTTGGCATTCTGGAGAACGAACGAAAAGCCGTCCTTGTCAAATAGAGCGTACTGCGACTTGTCTGATGTAAAAGGGATTTTAATAGACGAGTTATAGTCCCCGTCTACTTTGATGTACTCGGATGCGTTCAAAATGGTGGTGGAGATACCGCCGTTGTTCATGGTTACGACAGCATCCCCGGAGGCATTGTTCAGCCGAAAAACGCCATCGGCATTATTCAGACCGCCAAGCGTCAGAGTGCCGCCCTTGATGAAGTTCGCAAGGAGCGTCCCTGTGGAGATGAAGTCGGCGTTGAATTTGCCGTCTATCGTCCATGCGCTTTCAAATGGGCCTTGATAGCCATTGGTCGAAAAGCCGATTCCGTTCCTGTTCATGCGGATGACGTTGATGGCGGTGTTAACGTCCGGGGTGTCCATAATAAGTATCTCTTGCGGTTGCCCGGATGCGTTCATCGTCATCACGACATAACCGCCAAGACCGCCCGTAATCATCTCCGTGGCGTGCTGGATGGCACTCTGCATGAACGACTGGCTTTCTGCCACCGCTTGCTCAATCTCGCCCGTCATAGCTTCAGACAGGGTCGTTTTGAGCATACCAAGCTCCATCTCGTCATAGCGTTCAAGCAGAACGTTATAAACGACCTTGATGACTTTCTCGTTCTGGGCAACAACACCCAGCTCCGGGTAATAGACGGAGACAGTATCACAAAGGGAAACCCTCTGGAGAGCTGCCACGTTCTCATACTCCGGGGTTTGCCAGAGCTGGACAAAGTCAACTGTGATGTTGTCGGTGGGCAACCAAGGCTTATTATTGTTCAGATATGCGGTTGCCCTTGCACGCAACTCTTCGGCTGTGGGCGGTGTGTCAAAGTCAGATGTGAAGTCGATGGCAACGGGGGTCACGTTCAAGAACGAAAAATAAATGATTTCTCCGTTTTCGTCTGTGATGTAGTTGCCGTTTTCGTCCTGCCACGGGTAGGAGATGGGGGGAGCGTCCAGCGTGTAGATGTAGCCCTCCGGGAGCGTCACAAGCGTGTCTTCGCTTTTATAGAAGGGAGCGATAGCCGTGAATGTTCCGCTTCTGTCCTGTTCCATCTGGACGTTGGTCATGTTCTTGCCGTAGCGGATTGTCACGCCCGTATCAACGCCCCGGTTGGCGTACAGCTTCACTTCCCAAACGTCAAACTCATAATCACCAGTAGAGAACGCATCAAGGATAGAGCCTTGCTGTCCACACAGTATCGCTTTGACATTGTCCGGGTTCTCCAGATTGAACGACCCGGAAGAAGCCTTGTCCGTCCAGTAGGTGAACGGGTTGCCACCTATTGAGTTTTCCGGGATGAGCGAAAAGGCTTCAGCGCACGTTGTAGCGGTGAACGGATTAAGGATAATATTCCCCTGTCTGTAGTTAATATGGGAAGCGTTGAAAGTTACAATGCCGTCAATAGGGGCTGAGTGCTTGTAGATGTCAAAGGGTTGGATGTCGTGGTGGTCATCGTGGATGACTCCGACAATGCCACCGCTCAAAAGCTGTTGGTAAAACTTCCCGGTGATGGGATATGTGAACTCGCATTCATAGATGCCGTTCCGCTCCTCCGTCACAGTGCAAGAAATACAGTCGGTCAGCCGTCCAAGTCCGTTTGACGTGAACTTTGTTTCGTCTCCTCTGTAGTAAATAGGGAACATTTAAACTGTCCACCACCTCGGAGTGATTTCGACTTTGGTGATGCCCGTGCCAAGGGCGATGTTGTTCACTCCCGGAACAAGCTCCGGGAAATTGTAGTCGGTCAACGTGATGTACTGGTTGCGGTTGTTTGCCCCATAGAAAGCGTCCATCATCTCGCAATCAATGTCGATGTACGGGTCAGTCACAGCGGATGAAATGGTCACCGACTGTGAATTGATGCCCAAAATTCCCGTGCCATACACACGGAGGAGCGGTTGGGCGTTGAACTCCGTGGGGTTGGTGATTGTCCCGTTGGCGGTCAGTGTGGTCACCTGTTCACCAGTCAGAAGAAACCTCTGCGGCTTGCAGTTGAAAACAATGTCGAAGCTCCCGGCATCGTTCTTTGCGGTCACTTCTGGCTCAAAACCACCTTCAAACAGCACCATGCGATACTCGTCCGGGTGGTAGCTGTCCGTCAGACGCTTGTATCCAACAAGGGACAGCAGGAACGCACGGAAGTCTGCCACGTTGCTCTTGAAGTTGGAATAGATGAAACCGGGATAGGTAAGCTCCAGATTGAGCAGTCGCTTCTCTGATCCTACCAACGCCCCGTTGCGTCCGGGAACGTCAATCATGTTGTAGGCTCTTTGGGGAGCGGAGAAAGTTCCGCTCCCGGAGATGTAAACGCCAAAGTCACGGGAGTCCTGCCCGTCAAGGATGAAATAGTTACGCACCGACAGCAACCTCCCTCTGCTTCTGAAGAGCCACAAGCCGGGCTTGGATAGCGTCAGCAAGCTCATTGACATTCTGTCCTTGCGCTCCATAAACATTCACCACGATGTCTCTGGACGCTCCAACAAGTTGCTGAAGCTTGTTCAAACTCATGACGATTTCGGCACCATGCCCGTCACCAAAGCCCTTTGCTCCGTTCGGCGTGTTCACCACAGTCGGAGACGTGAACATCACGGGGTTGTCATAGGCCTTCTTGTACCACTGGATGCTCAGATGAGGGATATTGGAGATGCCGAAGAACCGGGCAATAGAAGACGAAGCTGGGGAGTAAGTGATTTGCAGGTGGGGCAGTTTGATTTTCGGAAGCTCTATCTTGAAGTTGAAGAAGTCTTTGATTTTCTGCACCACGTCAGCGGCTTTCTGCTTTATGTCCTCAAACTTTTCTTTGAGTGCGTCAATCCTGCTCTTGATGTTGTCAATGATGGAACTGATTTTTTCTTTCAGCCCGTTCCACGCAGACACCACCCCATCTTTGACTTTGATTGCCGTTTCTTTGATTTTGTCCCAGTTTTTGTAAAGCAGGACACCGACAGCGATAGCTGCGGCAATCGCAATCGTTAGCGGCCCACCCAGAACACCAACCACCGTGCCGATGACGGAGACAATGGAGCCGATACCAGAAACAAGCTTGCCAATGACGATGATTGCAGGAGCGACAGCCGCCACAACGCCCACAATCTTCAAGATTGTTTCCGTCTGTTCCGGGGTCAGCTCTCGCAGTTTCTCCGTGATGTTTCCGATGAGAGTGGAAGCCTGTTCAAGAAGGGGAGCAAGAACAGTTCCGACATCCGCACCGATTTGTGCCATTGTGCCGGCAATATTGCCCTTCAACTGGTCAATGGTGTCATTGGTGGCGTTCAGACTGTCAAGCGTGTCTTGGTCAAGAATAAGCCCCAGCTCTTCTGCCTGTGTCCCAAACTCCCGGAGAGATGCACCTCCATCGTCAATGATCCCGGCAAGGGAGTCGGCAGACTTGCCGAAAAGTTCCATTGCCATCTGGTCGCGTTCGGTTTCGTTGGAAATCCCGGAGAGCGCAACAACAGCATCGTTGAACACGTCCGTTGCGTCTCGGAGAGAGCCATCGGCGTTGATGGTGTTCACGCCCAGAGAAGCAAGGCTTTCGTTTGCCGGGTCTATCTTGGTTTTAAACTTCCGCAATGCCCCGGTAATGTCTTCAAAAGAAACGTCAATAAGGTCGGACGCATACTGCATCTTCTGGATTTCGGCAGTGGTGAACCCCGTCTGCTTGGCAAGGGTGTTTAGGTCATCCGCTCCTGTAATTGCATCGTATCCCATTTTGAGGAGCGCACCGCCGATAGCACCAGCCCCGGCAGAAATCCCGGAGAGCTTCTTACCAAAGCCCTCAATCTTTCCCCCGGCTTCCTGCAACTGCTGTCCGACCGCTTTGATTTGCTGAGAAGCGACAGAGCCGAAGGTTTTATATTCCTTTTCCAAGGACTTCAGCTGCTGTTCGTTCGCTATGATTTCACGCTGAAGCGCATCCCACTCCGCAGACCCTTTCTGCACGCCCTTCTGTGCTTCTCGCAGCTGGGTGATGCGGTCTTTGGTCAGTGAGATTGCGCTCTCAAGGTTCTTTTGTTTCTGTGTTAAAAGTTCGGTGTTTGTGGGGTCAAGCTTCAGCAGCTTATTAACGTCCTTCAGATTGTTCTGGGTCGTTTTAAGCTGTGAGTCGATACCTTTGAGGGCTTTTTGGATGCCTGAAGCATCCGCACCCAGTTCAATGGTTATGCCCCGGATTTTGGCTCCTGCCAATTAGGTCACCACCTGTCAAAGTCATCTTGCGTTGCAACTGCATCATAGTTGCATTCATCGTTCCCGGCTTCGGTCATCATGTCGATGACGGCTCCGTACTCCAAACCGTCCAAATCGTCCAGTTTAAGACCCATTTGGACGGCTCGGAGCAGGAACAGAGCCGTTGTCATTTGTCGGTCGGTTCTTCGTTCTTTTTTTTTGAGTCTGAATGGCTGACCGACTGCCCTTCGTAGGTCATGCGGACATCTACAAGGGCGTTTATCAAGTCCGTGCGCTCAAAGCCGTCAAGCCAATCGAGGAAAGAGTCCTCGTTCAGCTTGTTCATTTCCTTGCGGTCTTTGAGTTCGGCAAACTTTGCCATGACAAACCCCATCCGCATGATGAAGTTGATGATGTCACCGTCATCCTGCGTCTTGGTCTGAAGCTTGATGGCATCCTCATGGAAGATGTTGCGATAGTAGATGTCTACGCTTGCCATAGACAGCATCGGCACATCTTTCTCACCGACTTTGATGATGTTGTACATATTGCCTCCTTGTTGGTGCCTTTAGGCGGGCTGGTATACGGTGGTGTTCCACGCCGCATACTGGGCAGACTCGGTGGGCGTACAAGACGCTTTCACGATGTCCTTGTCCAGCGTATCGTTGTAGACGGTGGTGGCGGTGATGGAGATGGTTTCCGTCTCCGGCTCGATGCTCTCCGTCTTGGTGTTGCCGTTGACTTCCGGGCGAGTGGCTACGCAGTTGTAAAGAACACTCCGCTTGGCATGGGCATCTCCCTCAAACTGGAAGATAAGGGCGAAGTGGACAGGAGACGCACCAGCGTCTTCCACCAGAACGCCGTTGGTGTCGGCAATATAGCCAAGGCAGTCGGTGAGGAAGCTGTCCGGGACTTTGGCAAGCTCCAGATCCCCGGAGTAGCCGTTGTTCGCCACAGAAGTGAAGTACGTGATGTTGTCAGCGTAGAAAGGCGTGGTGTCACCCTCCGCAGTCAGAGCCAGAGACACAGCACCGGGAAGGGGGACGGGAGTCTCATATGTAGCAGAGCCGTCCGCAGCTATCGTTGCCTTGGCATAATGGCATCCCTTGATGCCGTACCGAATTTTGTTGGTGTCAGCCATTGATGATTACCTCCGTTTGATATGTAGTCATATACAGTTTTTCGGAGTCGATGTATTCCTCCGACTTTGCATAAACAAAGCCGTTGGAGGAAAGAACATCCTCAACGGCTTTTTCCAATGTGAAATCCTTGTTGTCGCAGTAAAGCTCGATGGTCAGCTGCCGAATGGCTTGATAGTTCGCATCATCGGCTTTGAAGTCATTGTCTCCGTGGTAGTAGTACACAAGGAACGGTGGCGGTGGTGCCGGGTTGTTTGGGTCATCTTCCGGGAACATGAAATATGCACACGGGATGTTCACGCCCGGTTCTTTTTCGATGGTCGAAACCATCTGGTAAACTTCAAGATAGGTCATAAGCTGTTTTTCACCGCCTTGTAAAATTCCTCAGAGATTTTGTCTTCAACAGGGGCAATGTGGGCAACGCCCTTGGAGCGTCCACCATTTCGCAGAGCGTGACCATGTTCCAGAAGGTGGGGCAGTCCGGGCACTTTGCTGTTGTAAATAATCCCTTGACTTGACAACCGACCACTTTCAAAACGTGTTGTCCATCCCTTGTCATAGTCGGTGTTTTCGCCCCACCCGTGGGAACGTGCTTCATTCCTTATGGCTTGCGCTCCCTTTTTGGCAAAGTCCTTTGCAAGCTGTCCAACGTCTTTGACAACCGCATCCTCATACTCGTTGAGAACTTTGCGGATGTTCTCTGTCAGCTTGTCAATCGGTGTTTTCGTTGCCATTGGTACCGCCCTGTCTTTCGACATAAAGCTCAATGATGTCCGTTTTGGCTTGATAGGTGCGATACACGGAATAGGTTCTCCCCTTGTAGCCCACAACAGTCTCCCCGTTGTAGTCTCCGAAGAACATCGTGATGCGATATTCCGGGTTGAGTCCCTGTCTTCCTGCATCGAAGAACTCCGACCGGGTCACGCTGTCGACCTTGCAGAACACTTCCCGTGCCGTTCTGGTCTTCCGTGCTACGCCATAGGCATCATAGGTGATGGTGTCGGCGTAGAGATTTACGATGTCGCTTCTGTCCATGTCGTGTACCCCGTAGCCATCGAAAGCTGTGCTTTCTGTTCGTCATAGGACGCTTTCAGACGATCAAACTCGTCTGGCTCTCCAAAGTGCAACTTGCAGTAGGTGATGACCGCCCGGATGATGAGCGCATCCGTGGTGGTGCTTTCAAACTCGTTCACCCCGGCGATGCCCAAGTCCAGAAGAGCCGCCGCAATCAAATTCGTCAGCTCCGCATCGAATGCGTCAGTTGTAATTCGGAGGGCAAGTTTTACTTTGTCAAGCATGGGAAAGCCCCCTTATTTCTTGGTAGTGGTTTTCTTCTTTTCTTCGACCTGTTCAGCCGAACCCACGGACAGCAGGAATGCACCAACGGAGGGAGACACCTCAACGATGTCTCCCTCTTTCATGGTGATCCGTGCGTCCCTCAGCAGACGCACCTTCATATTAGGTGGAAATCTTGGCGAAGTAGTTGTTGCCGACAACGGCGATGGCAACGGGCTTGCGACCCAGCACCCGGACAAGGTCGGAAGTCATGAGGGTGCGGTCATCAAACTTGAACTGCACGTTGTCACCGTTGGGGTAGTTCGCCATCACGCCAGACAGATCGCCGATGATGGGGGCGGTGGCGTAGTCGCTGAACAGCACCTCGATGCCCTCAAAGGGGTCAAAGGCAAACCCGGCACCGATAGCCAGAGCCTTATAGGCAGCGTAGTCAGCCGGGGTCATGATGATGGCAAGGTCTTCCGCTTCGGAAGTCAGAAGCGCACGGGCGTTGATGAAGTCGGCAACACCCTTGGCGGTGATGGTCAGCTTCTGCACGGCAGGAGCGGTGGCAGTGGCGGTCTGGGGAGCCGCAAGGATGGCATCGACCACCATCTTCTCCTCAGCCTTGATGATCTTCCGGGCAATCTCGGAATACACATAGTTCAGCAGGTCAGCACCAGCCATGGTGTCCAGAGCTTCATCGCTAATGCTCACCCATTTTTTCAGAGTGGCAGGAATAAGCTCCACGATGCCCAGAGCCAAAGCTTCCTCAGTCTGAGGGTCACCGCCCTCGGCGTGGACAGTGGCGATAGGAGCGGACAGCTCAAAGCCCACCTTGACGTTGCCCTTGGCGTTGGTCTTGCGGACACGGGACATGATGTGGCTCTCACGCAGAGCCTCGGCGATGATGCCCTCCACCATCACGGGGACGGGAACGTTGCCCACCAGAGGAGACTGCACGTTCTCGGTCAGAAGCGCACGGCACTCGGAGTCATCCCCGGTCTTGACGTAGTTGGCAAAGGCGTTGATGTAGCTCTCGGAGCTACGCAGTTCGGTCATGGTCATGGTTTTTCTTTCCTCCATTTTTTCGATTTTGTCGGTGACAATGCCCTCACCGTGGGCAACAGCGGTGCGGATTTCGTTCCGCTTAGTTTCGGAAGCTTTCCGGGATTCCAGCTCTTCGTTGATGGAGCGGACTTCCTGCTCCAGAGCGTCAAGGTCAGCGTCTTCCGCATCCAGCTCAGTGGCGATAGCGGAACGGCGTTCCATCAGCTCATCAACGGACATTTCCTTGATGTTCATTTGTTTACCTCCGTAAGAATTTTGATGCGCTTTTTCTGGCGTTCTCTCTTCTCCCGTTCCGCAATCTCCTTGCGTACTTCTTCGATAACTCCCTCGGCGAAGTTCCGGGAAGAAATGCTTGTGCCGTCATTAGCAGGAATGGAAACGGCACTCACATCGTAGAGCTTGGAAATGGTGAGAATAGTACGAAGAACGGTGATGGTGGTGACTCCCGTCTCCGCATCCCGTTCTTCCGTCTCTTCTCTCTTGTCTTTGCCCACACGGAAACCGAAACTCATCTTGTCGGTGTAACCGCCCTCAATCTCTTCGTAGAGCTGCCGACCGATTTCCGTACCGCCCAGATTGGCACGGATGTGCAAGCCGTGTTCGTCCGGGTCAAGTTCAAGGGTTCCGTTGCTCGTTCTGGCAAAGACACGCCCTTCGTGGTTGTACTGCATGATGACATCGGACATATCCGTATCATCAAAGGCGTTGGGGTCTATCTGCTCAAGGATGATGTAGGTGTACCCGTCATAACTGGAGCGGTAAAGCTCATAGGGTTCATTGAAGGTGGTGGCGTACCCGGTGACGGTCTTTTCCTGTTCGCCATCGGCACGTTTCTCAATGCCGATGTTCTGGATGTCCCGGTACTGCCGACCTTCGTCAAGCTTCTGAAGTATTGTCTTCGGTACCATTGGTATCTCCTCCATCGTTTACGTTGTAATACTCGCCCCGGATGGGCAACTGTGAGCCGTAGGGTTCCGGGAGCGGTGCAAGGTTCCAGATTTCCCGGATTTCATTCCGGGTCAGAAGACCACGGTCTGCCATCTGAGCGGAAACCGCCAGCTTGTCGGCGTTGCTCATGTACTGGAGCCGGTTACTGGTAGCCATGACCAAGTTCCCCTCGGACTGCTCCCGGAGGGTAAACAACATCTTGGTCATGACTTCCGAAAACTGAAGGGCAAAAGGCTCAACGCATCCTTCATAGAATGCCGCCCACGTTTCGGAGTCGAACTTGTTCTGGAGAATGTCCTCATTCACTCCGAAATACTCAAAGACGTTCGCCTTGATGAGTGCCATCTGGTCGGCATCCACCACCCACGGCTTTACATCAATCTGCTTGATGTCATCGTAGGTGTTGGGGAAAAGAAGAAGCCCACCGCCCTTTGCATCACGGGCAAGGTTGGCTTCCGTAAATCTCAACCGCTCATTTTTAAGGTCTTCCGTCTTTGTGAAGTTCCGGGTCTTTGCCATGAAGCGGTAGGACGCTGCCGACTTGACACCTTCCTCGATGCCTTGGTTCTGGATGTGAATCAAGTCCATCGTGGGGAACAACGCACGGTTGTCTTCTCCGAAGAAATCGTTGCGGTACTGCATCCGGGTCATGATTCCGCAGTATTCAAGTTCTACCGCCATCCATTCGCCCCAAGCGAACTGATAGCGGAGATAGGGAACACCGCTGAACTGCACCACCTCGCAGTTGTAGGGAAGAGGAGCGTAAATCCCGGAAATCTGTCCGAAGTCATCCCAGATTGGAACAAAGAAAACAGTGTTGTTCGTGTAGAACATCGTTGCCGTCCGTGCCATAAACTGTGACCACGTCTGAAACTGGTTGGGAGCGTGTTTAAGCTTGTTCTGCAATCCCGGCTTTGCACTTCCCCGTGTCTCCACGTTCAGCTTGGAGATGTGGACAGCCATTGCGTTGATGGATGCCCGGATCAGCTCACTCTCATACATCCCCCCGGAAAACGATGTGAACCGGGGAACGTACCCGTTCAGCATCGTAAAGATGCCCTCATAATCACCTTTCGGCTCCGGGCGTTTGCCGAAAAGCCAGTCAAAAAGTCCCATTGTCTCACCTCAGTTTTTCAGTTGTTCGCCAAATTCCCCGTACCACTTTTGCCGTACTGTCATAGCGTCCAGAAGGGCTGCCGTGCCGTCTATGTGTACCATTGGGGAAACCTTCACCAGCTTTCCCCGTCCTCGCTCCACGTTCATCTTGATAGCAGAATTGAGCAGATGGATTTTCAGAAGGTCATTGTCTCCGATGTGTATCTTTCCATCGGACAACAGCCCTTCCGTTTCCCGGATGACCGGGTAAAGGTTTTCGCCTTGCCACACATCGTCCATCTGGAAGCCGTAACCCTTCATGTCCTGCACCAAGTATTGTGCGGAGTAGCGGTCATACCCCACTTGCAAGGGAAGGATTTCGTACCGCTCCACCAGCTCCGTGAACCAGTTGAAAACATCGTGATAGTCGATGAAGTTGTCCCCGGAGAGCGTCAACAGACCACGTTGCTCATAGACGGCATAGGGAACCCCGTCCCGTGCCGTTGCTTCTTCCAGCTTCTCGGACGGCAAAAAGAAACGGCTGAACACATACAGTTCGCCGTTTTTCTCAATGACCACACACGCCGAAGTCAAGTCGGTGGTCTGTGATAGGTCGATACCTCCGACACAGTAGGAGTGTGCAAAGTCCTCGATGTTCAGTTGTTCCCCGGATGCCTTTTCGACCACTTGTGACGGGAGCCATGCGGTCGAACTGTTCTGCTTCAGATTGCAATATTTTGTGATGAACTCCCCACGCTTGGAAAGACTGCCCTCCGCAACCGCTATTTCCTCCAACAAGTAATCAACAGAAACGGAAATGTTCAAGTTCGGATTGCTCTTGCCCAGCTCGTTGATGTCGTTCCATCGGTCAATATCGTCAATCATGTATAGAAAAGGCAACAAGCGTTTCTCCTTGGAGTCACCAAGAAGAAAGCGTGTTGCCCGTTTCATCAGTTCGTCATATATGCTGTCATTGATATACCCGGATGTCGTACAAGAGAGAAGCATCCCTTCTGGTCTTGCACCCATTCCGCTCTTCATGACTTCGTATTGTTTTAACCCCTTGTCACCTTCCCAAGCTGCGATTTCATCACAGATGCAAAGGGAAGGGTTGAAGCCATCCGACTTCTTAGCGGAAAAGGCAATCTTCTTGACTGTCCCGTTGTTCGCAGGAAGGTAGAGCCGTGTCATCTGGTGGCGGGCAAGTTCCGGGTCATCCCCGTACTCCTTGCGCTTTTTTGCCTGTTCCAGTTTCTCCTTGCGCTTCTGCCACTCCGGGTCAAGGAGAACCATCTGCCATATGTCGGAGTATATGATTTCAGCTTGGTCAAGTTTGGGTGCTACCGTGAAAACGTTGGCACCATATCCTCCGTCTATCCACCAGATGTATTTTGCAATCGCAGCTGCGAGAAGGGATTTACCATTTTTCCGGGCAACGACAAGAAGCACTTCCCGGAAGTGTCGGTTGCCGTCAGCGTCCACGATTCCGAACACCGCCGACACAAAAGCCTTTTGCCAGAGGGCAAGCTTCAAGTTTCCGGGAGCAAGCGGCCCTTCCGTGTGGAAGCAATGCTCTTCTATCCAGTCAACAGCGTTGTTTGCTTTCTTCTGGTCAAACAAAAAAGCCCCGGACTTGATGCCGTTAACCAGATGCTCATAAATTGCCAGCACCCAACGCCCAACAGTCACAGAACCATCTTTAATTTTCTGGTAATATGCGTAAATATAATTGTCTTTTGACATCTCTGCCGTATTCATATCGTTTCTCGATAAGTTGCGATATCTTTTTTGTGACTCCCTCGCATCGGTGTCCCTAAGACGCTCCGAAAATTGACCAAGGGGGAGCTATCAGACGCACCAGAATGCGTTACAAGGCACGTTAGGTGAACACTACACGCCCCAGCTCGTCCACTTTGTATCTGCGTTTCTTCCTGTCGTGTATCTGTGCGTGGCAGTCCCGGCAAACCAACTGAAGATTGTTAAAGCTCAGAGCAATCTCCGGGTCATTGATGTTCTCCGGGCTGATGTGAATCTTGTGGTGTACGATCTCCCCCGGCTTGATGATGCCCTTTGCCCAGCACAGTTCGCACAGACCGCCCACCTTCTTCTTGTAGGCTTCTCTGGTGTGTTGCCACGCCTTGGAACTGTATAAGCTTTGAGCATACTCTTTCATTGTTGACAGCCCCTCCGCTCTGTCAAGTTGTCCCACGTTCCCGGCATCTCTGGTTTCCCAATCCTGCCATGAACGTCACCTTTCATCCATCGCCAAGGAAGCGAAACGATGGCAAAGAAAAAGAGCCAGAAGTTTCCCTCTGACTCTTTCTGCATTATACACTTTACCACACATGGAATATGAAATTCTATGCTCTCTTTTTGTGTGCGTAGGTATCCTCCAGCGGCTCCTGCACCATCTCCCGGACACGCTTCTTCCGTTCTTCCTCCACGTCTGGATGCCACCCACAGTGACGGCAGTCATGCATGACAGGACACTCAACAGCCCCGGCAGGACGAAACGGACAGAAGCCAATGGCGATGCCCTTCTGCTCCAAGTGATAGACCTCCATTTTCTTTCGCTTATATGCGTCCATTGAGTATCTCCTCCATCTTCAGCAAAGCCCGTCCGTGGAGAGTGCAAACGTGTCTCCATGAGTAGTTTGTTTCCACTGCGATCCGTTCAAAGGTCATGCCCATCAGATAACGGAGCCGCAGTATCTCCCTATACCTTCCGTCCGACAGCTGGGCAATGCCCTTGTTGATCTCCGTCTTGACCGCCACAAGCTCGTCAATGTTTCGGTCGATCTCCATCTCCAGTTCCACAACCCGGTCAAACTTGTGTGGGTCTTTTGTGGACTGTACTGCGTCCCCGGTGTAGCTTTGGGTTATCTTGAGAACACGATCCCGGACTTCTTCCTTTTCCCGTAGAAGCTCATTGATTTCCCGGTCAATGTTTCTGGCTCTGTTCAGCCATTGCTTTGCGTTCGTTGTCTTCACCTCCGATTACTTCTTTTTTGCACTCCCGGCAGGAGTATCCGTCCCCAACGTGTGGGCATCGTTTGTGACAGCACCAGTGGTCATCTATGGTCAGCGGTGGAATGATGTCAGTCATTCTTTACCTCCATCCTTCATGTATGCTCCGCAATGAGGGCAATAGGTAAACTCATCTGGTTCGTGGTATGCCCCTATTGCGTAGCCATACTTGCAAGCGGAACACTCATATTTGCCACCGCCACGCCAACTGCTGTCTGCCTTAAATATCCATCTCCCATGTCGGACGGGCAGAACGTCAGCGGATGGAATGATGTGTATAGCCTGTTCAGCGTTCATCAACATCATGTCCCGTGTGATGTACTCATTCCAGTCCTTGCACCCCTCTGGCTTCAATGCCAGATGAGCGTCACGGAAGATGATTTCCGCTTTTTCCCGTTCGATGTATTCAGCCATTGTCAGCCCCCCCTTATTTAAACAAAATAACAATCTTTAACCAATTCGGGATGTCGGCGTTGCACACATACCAAACGGAAAGCATAAAGAGGATGATGACGGTCACTATTCCGATTGTGATTACAGTGTCTTTCATTTCTTTGTTTCCTCCACCGGGGCTTTGAGCCAATCCAACGCCCCTGTCATAATTCCACTTTCCTCTAACCGGCAATTAAACTCTTTCCCCGGACAGTACGGACAATCACTTATGTCGCAAATCCACTCTGCCAGTTCCTCGTCCGTCATCCCCCTGATGCGGTCGGCGTTGGTCATGGGCTTGTAGTTCTTACGTAACAGACCACACTCGACACAACTTGCGCTATAAGACGGTAGTTTTCCGTTGATGCAGATATTGCAATCTCCGTTCACTTCGTTGCCCTCCCCATCAAGACCCCGGCGAAGTAAATCACAATCGCCACAACGGTCACGCAAATCTGATAGTCTGTCATCTCTCTCCCTCCTTATCTGTCCATCTATCCCCAACAGTCAAGTTGTAAGGAACATTTACAGGTTCGGGAAAAAACGTTTTTGGTTTGAAACACCACTTGCCTTGTCCGTCCTCTTCTTCTGGCAACGGCTCATAGCCAAGATCGTGCATTTTTTGCACAGAGTGCGGAGATACTTGGATGTATGCGTGTTTTCTCCCGTGCCCACAACAGCTCCCGATTGTGTTCACGTTATGCTTGAAAATCAGATCGTGAATCTCATGCTGTAAACAAGTGTCAACGACAATCGGATTGCGTCCACTCTGCGGAGAAAAATGAATTTCCACCGCACATCGGTACTCACCTATAGGACTGTCAACGCACACGGCATCATTTCTTAAATACGCCAGTGTTTGTGCGTCCCTGTGCGATAACCATGACTGACTGCGGATGTATTCAGTTACCGTTTCAGCAAGATTTAGTTGCTCATTCCACATTTACTCGCCCTTCTTCATAACCGCACCGTTCGATGATGTCCACCACAATGTCGCTATCAGCGCCACCAGAGACAGAAACGACAACATTTTGGTAAATCGGGTCTATGCCACCAAGCCTCCGTATTTTCGTGAACGTTTTTGCGAACGCCTCCTGAATTGCTTGGTTTGGGGATTCTGCCATAAGGTTTCGAAATGCTATATTTTCTAAATACTCATTGATTTCTGTGGGGGAAGTCGTTTCAAAAAGCGATGTTTGTCCAAAGAGTATCATTCTGTTTCCTCCTTTGGCGGTGTGGGGAGTGGCATCCAAAACAAGGGGTCTGTATGCTTACTCCGCGCTATTTTAAATTCGTCCGAATCAGCAAACCATTCATCGCAAAATCTGTGCGCGATTTCGACATAAGTACTCGGCGGCACTTGCCCTTTTACACCAAGGAATTTTCGTACAACAAGAACTTCTGTATCTTCCTCCGGCAACCGCTCCGTGACGGGTATCCACTCAGCCATTTTTGTCCCTCCACTTCTCATACAACACCCTTGCCACCAGAGTGACAAGAAACACAGCCACAAGAAACGCTATCATTTCTTCCCCTCCGCATAGTCCAGATACGTCAAAGCGGTTTCCTTCTCACGGGTGAGATACGCCCCGGCGAAGACGCACACAGTCAGCAGGAAGCCAGCTGCCATGCAGAACAGCACTGGTCTGTGCATATAGTTGTTGTTGGCTACAGTCTGAAGGACGATTTGGGCAGACTGTCCTGCCACGAACCACAAAAGATACTTAATTGCTTTTTTCATATTTCCATTTCCTCCTGTACGTTTTGTTTGCCTTCTTCAACGGCTTTCATGTGGGCTTTGGTAGCCGCAGGACGTTGCCACATCCGCTCAAAGTCCCTCCACACTTTAGAGTATTCGGTCTTGTGTCTGGAAAAGACCCCTCTCAAGTTGAGAGAACGGCATTGCCCCGGCATTGTAGATTTCCCGGTTTCTTGCTTCTTCCTTTTCCATGTCGTTACCGATGAGCGAATAGCACTTGATTTTGTTTCTGTCATAGCCTGCATTTGTGAGCTTCTCGCAAGCCTTTTTGAACGTTGGCAAAGCACCATCCGTGTCACAGGCAAGCCAAAGCTCTGCGATTCTCAAC